AAGACAATTGAAGAATGTATTCTCCCTGAGAGTACAAAGAAGACCTTTCAATCTTTCCTAGATAAAGGTGAGATCCCTAATATGCTACTGGCGGGACCTCCTGGTATTGGTAAAACTACAGTAGCAAAAGCACTATGTAACGAACTTGGGGTAGACTGCTATGTCATCAATGGATCCGATGAGGGACGATTCCTGGATACTGTCAGAAACAATGCGAAAAATTTCGCTTCGACCGTATCGCTTTCTTCAACTGCAAAACACAAAGTCATCATCATTGATGAGGCAGATAACACGTCCAACGATGTACAACTCCTCCTACGGGCTTTTATTGAGGAGTTTGCTGGCAACTGCCGATTCATCTTCACCTGCAACTACAAAAACAAAATCCTCGAACCCTTACATTCCCGATGTTCAGTGGTTGAATTCGGAATTAAAGGAAAAGATCGACAAACGATTGCAGCCCAGTTTTTCAAGCGACTCCAAGACATCCTTGACGCAGAACGAATTGAATATGACAACAAAGTCCTTGTTGAACTCATCAACAAGCACTTCCCAGACTGGCGACGAGTCCTCAACGAGTGTCAGCGATATTCCGTTTCTGGTTCGATTGATGCAGGCATTCTTGCGACGTTTTCTGATGTTGCGGTAAATGAACTTGTTAAAAACCTTAAGGATAAGAACTTTGCCGAGGTTCGTAAATGGATTGTCGGTAACTTGGACAATGATACTAGCGTACTTCTTAGGCGTATTTACGATTCTCTTTATGAGTCGTTGGTTCCTGGTAGTGTCCCTGCTGCTGTGCTTGTTCTCGCTAAGTATCAGTATCAGGGAGCGTTCGTAGCAGACCAGGAGATAAATATGCTTGCTTGTTTAACCGAAATTATGGTGGAGTGTGAATTCAAATGAATGTAAAACTAATTCGTATTTTGACTGGGGAAGAAATTATCGCAGAAGTTCTTTCCGAAACTGATGATACCGTGACGGTTCAAAATGGTCTTGTAGTTCTTCCTACAGGACAGAATGTTGGATTTGCTCCATGGACTCCTGTGATTAGTAAAGAAAATCCAGAAGTTGGTATCACTAGAAAGCACATTGTGTATATTGCTGATGTGCAAAGTGATGTTGTTGAGAAATACAATGAGATGTTTGGTAGTAAACTAATTACAACGCCAAAAGATAAAAAACTCATTCTGTGATTTAAAAAATGAACTTCAAAGCAAAAGTCTATATAAGATTGAGAGCAGCAGTTGATGACTCTGCTGGTAATGCTGTGAGAGCAGCATGTGGTAGAATGTCTGATCTAACATTTAATAAATTACGATTGGGTAAACTCATTGAGATTGATTTTGAGGCAGATAATGAAGAGTATGCCAATGAAGAAATCAAAAAACTTTGTAAGCGATTTCTCGCTAATGAAGTCATCGAAGACTATGAATTTTCTGTATGGAGTGTAAATTAAAATGGGAAAAGAAAAAGAACCGTTAATTAAAATTATCCGTTTTGGATCTGGTGAAGAAGTTCTCTTGGAAGTTGTAAAAGAAGATGAAAATTGGATTACTCTTAAGAAGGGTATTATTATTCTAACTGGTCAAGATGGTATCCAATTTGCACCATGGGGAATGGTTGTCAGTACGGATGAACCTGATTTTACTGTCAACAAGCGCCATATTATGTACACTGCTACCCCTCATCCTGATGCCATTAAACAGTATCATGATATTTTTGAGGGTGTTGCAACCCCTGCACACATTGAGGATGCTGAAAGACAGAAACAGGTTGAGGAGCACCAACGAGAAGCAATTCGGAATGCTGAGAGAGCACGTAAGGAAGACCAAAAACGTCGTTCAATAAATGTTGCTGATCAATTAGGTTTTACTGACCAATGAAAAAAACAACCAAAAAAGTTAAAGGACACCAAGTTAAATCTAGGTTCTATTACATCTTCTGGGGAACCTGTACAACTGCAGTAGTTTTAGGTCAACTTTATGTTGGCGCTGGTTATCGTTCTATGGCAGTCGGTGTAAATGAACTGACTGGGCACATTAACCGTATCTTTCGCTTTGTACGTTAATGGGATTACTCAAAATTGACAAATCAAAACTAGTTGACCCTAAAGTAAAGACTACACCTGAGAATGTGCAGGAAGCAAATGAGGCACTGTTTCGTGCTAAAATGACTTTACCTGCAGCTGCAAAGCATTGTGGTATGACTGAGAAGGAAATGAAACTGACCTTCTTTGAATATTTGAAGTATCATCCTAAAGATTATGAAATCACTGAAGACACCCCTCAGGTATCCAGGGGGTAAATCCCGTGCCTGCACTAAGATGGATTCATACTTCCCTGACCTTAGGGAGTATAATGAATTCCGCGAACCGTTCTTAGGCGGTGGTAGTGTAGCAATTCATGTTACCAAGAAGTATCCCAATCTAAAGATTTGGGTTAATGACTTGTATGAACCCCTGGTAAACTTCTGGCAACAAGTCCAGATGTTTGGAGTTGATATGAAAGATAACTTGACTAATTTGAAGTCATATCATCATAATGAAGAACGGGCAAGAGAATTATTTCTGTCTTCCAAAGATACACTGAATGATGTGAAAGCATCTGCCTTTGATAGGGCATGTGCATTTTATATTGTAAACAAGTGTTCTTTTAGTGGACTTACTGAAAGTTCGTCATTTTCTAAACAAGCATCTGTAAGTAATTTCTCTCTAAGGGGTATTGAAAAACTTCCTGGGTATCAGGGTATTATTTCAAGGTGGAAGATCACAAATTATTCATATGACTATATTATGAAAGATGATAGTGTGAATAATCCTTTTCTGTATCTTGATCCTCCTTATGATATTAAGGATAATCTTTATGGAAATAAAGGATCTATGCATAAAGGTTTTGATCACGATAGATTTGCTGCCGAGTGTAATGATTGTTCTCATACACAATTGATTAGTTACAACTCCGATCAATTGGTAAAGGATAGATTTACAGATCCAAAGTGGAATGCTGCTGAGTTTGATCTAACCTATACGATGCGCTCTGTGGGTGAATATATGAGAGATCAACAAAAACGTAAAGAATTACTGATTTTTAATTATGGAACTGAAGGACTGGCTAAATTCTATCAATCTGACGAAAAAACATCTGATTGATGAAGATCCTTCGATTGAGAAGGAATATCCTCCATACATCATCAATCGCTGTTTCTCGGGACATATTGACACTCTTATGTTTGCTAATGAGATGAATAGGTATAACTTTCTACCTAAGAAGATGCAATATGATTTCTTTATAAATATTGTGAGGAAAAAGAAGAGATTCTCTCCCTGGCTCCGACAAGATAAAATCAAAGATCTTGATTATGTCAAGCGTTATTATGGCTATAGTAATGAGAAGGCAAAACAGGCTCTGAAAATTTTAACAAAAGAACAACTTGCATTCATAAAATCGAAATTTGAAACTGGAGGAAAAGCATGAGTGTTGTACAAGAACCTGAAGTGAAGTGGTCGCCTGATCAAATGGTTGAAGTGGTTCTCAATGAACCTGACGATTTTTTGAAAGTTCGTGAGACTTTGACACGTATCGGAGTTGCATCAAGAAAGGAAAAGAAAATCTATCAGTCCTGTCATATTTTGCACAAGCAAGGTCGTTATTACCTTGTGCATTTTAAAGAACTATTTGCACTGGATGGCAAGCACGCCAATCTCACCGTAAATGATGTCCAACGTCGCAATCGTATTGCACAACTGATTGCTGACTGGGGATTGGTTGAGATTGTAGATGTTGCAAAGATTCAAGATATTGCTCCACTGAATCAAATCAAAGTGTTGTCTTATAAAGATAAGGGTGATTGGATTCTTGAGACTAAGTATAATATCGGGTCTAAGAAGAAGCGGGTAGAAGAAACCGAATAAAAAAATACGGGATTCATCATCCCGTTTTTTTATGATTTGTGGTTAAATAGTAGTGGATGCCGAACGGGTCCACACAATACAAACTCGCTTTTAAAGGAGCTAAAAAGATGGGAAACTTAATGAAGTATCACGCTGAAGACCTTCCTGCGCTTATGGAGCGTATAAATAGGAATAGCATCGGTATGGATGAATACTTTAATCGTCTATTTAATCTACACGAAACGACGAATAATTATCCACCATACAATCTAGTCCAGATCAGCAACGTAGAATCGCGACTAGAGCTAGCACTAGCAGGATTTAAAAAAGATGAAGTCAAAGTCTACACACAGGACGGAAAACTCTTTGTCTCTGGAGAAAAAGAAAACAAAGAGTCAGAAACCAACTATGTCCACAGAGGAGTGGCTCAAAGATCTTTCACACGAGCATGGACCCTCAGTGACGAAACGGAAGTTAGATCAGTTGTATTTGAGGATGGGCTTCTGACTGTGGTTCTTGGTAAAGTTGTTCCAGAACACCATCAGCGTAAAGACTATCTTTAACCAGAAACAATTGAGCCTAGATTATAAATAGGTGGTCGTCGCCGCTTGAGGGGATAACTGGCACAATCCAGTTGACTCCCCTCTTTTTTATTGGTATAATGAATGGAGGAAATGAAACCAAATGTCAATTAAACTAGCACTCCTGAAATCTGGGGAAACCATAATTACAGAGGCAAAAGAACTGATCGCTGATGATCAGCTTCGTGGTTATCTGTTTACACAACCACAAGTTGTTGAAACTAGACAACCTGTTTTACTTCTTGAAGATGAAAGTGAGGGGAGGGATCAAGGTAATGAACTTGAGATCTTTATGGCTCCTTGGATTTATTTGTCAAAGGAAAAGGATATTCCAGTGACTCCTGATTGGGTTGTTACAATTGTTGATCCAATTGATGAACTTTACAAAATGTATGAGGAGAAAGTAAATGAACAAAGTAGTTAAATGTTTATTGATTGATGTTGATAATGTTATTATCACAGAAATCGTAGAAGTAGGTTCTGAGTTGGGGGAACCTGATTGTAAACTCATCCAACCTTATAAAATTGATGGTGAGGGTAATCTTACTCCATGGCTTACAGTTACAGATCAAACTGAAATGATGATTCATTCCAGTAATATTCTTACAATTGTAGATCCAACACAAGAAATTATTGAAAAGTATTTGACTCTTACAGAATGAGATTTTACACAAACGTCCAGATGGTCGGGGATCACTTCTTGGTCCGTGGTTACGAAAATGGTCGCCATTTCGCAACCCGTGA